AAAAGATTAACGAAAAATAAAAAGTAAGTAGGGGGGTTAGTCCCCCCTTCATACATTTAGTTACAATTAAAATTATAAAAGTTCTATATGGAAAATCCTAAGGTTTATGCTCATGCTTCTTATATAGGTACTACTGGATATAATAATCATACTCGTGATTTTTTTAGACATTTATCTAAATATTTAGATTTAAAAGTACGTAATTTTACTATAGATAAAAATTGGGAGTGGCCTAATAATGAACCTCATAATAAAGAAAATTATATTAAAGAAATTGATAAGAAGTTATTAATAGAACAAACTCTATGGACTGGAGAAAATACTAGAGATAATTTTCCAATTTATCAAGATTATTTTAATGATTTTAAACATAATATTAATTTAATTTTAGAAGAAACAGATCATCATTATTTTTATGATCATTACGACGGACCTAAAATTGCATATAATGTTTGGGAATCTACTCTTCAACCTGAAGGATTTTTTAATAAATTACTCGAATATGACCAAATTTGGGTTCCATCTAAGTGGCAAGCTAAATGTACTATAAAACAAGGTGCTGATCCTAATAAAGTAAAAGTAGTACCTGAAGGAGTTGATATAGACACCTTTAAACCAGGAACCTATTTTGAACCCTTAGACGACTATAAAGATGGTCGATTTAAATTTGTTATTTTTGGTCGTTGGGATTACAGAAAATCTACTAAAGAGATTATAGATACATTTTTAAAAACATTTAACCCTTCAGAACCTGTAGATCTAATTGTCTCTATCGATAATCCATTCTCAGGTGATGGTTTTGAAACAACTGAAGATAGATTAGCACATTATGGTTTTGTAGATGATAGAATTAAAATTAAACATTTCCCATCACGTAGAGATTATATTGAATACATGCAAACAGGGCATGTATTTTTATCATGTGCTCGTAGTGAAGGATGGAATTTACCTTTAATTGAAGCTATGGCTTGTGGTACACCTTCTATATATTCAGCATGTAGCGCCCAAATGGAATTTGCTGAAGGTAAAGGTTTACCTGTAAAAGTATTAGGTGAAAAACCAGCACAAGATGCTAATTACAATCATTATAATACCGTAGTAGGTAATTACTATGAACCAGATTTTGAAGATCTAGCACGTGTAATGAGGGATGCTTATGAGAATTACGAAACTCATAAAGATAAAGCAATAGAAGATTCTAAAATTATTCATAAAGACTTTAATTGGGATAATATAGCTCAAATAGGTAAAAATACTTTACAAGATTTTTATAAAAATTATCAACCTGAACCTAATGTAATTGAAGTTACTTATTTAGATGGTCCTAAAGTAGAAATAAAAGGAAATCAAGAAAAAGAATACTATGTAGAATTTATTGATAGTAGTACTAATGAGATAATTCATAAAGGTACTATAACTAATAATATGTGGATTAACTGTTCTAAAAAATATTACATTCCTTGGACCATTAAAGTTAATAATAAAATTATCCACAAATTAGATATAACTAACAACCCAGTTTTAATTTCTATAGATTCTAAATCAATTGGAGATACTTTAGCTTGGACTCCCTATGCTGTAGAATTTGCTAAAAAATATAATTGTAAAGTAATTTTATCTACTTTCCATAACGATTGGTTTAAAGGTTTAGAAGCTTATAAAGATATTAAATTTGTAAATCCTGGAGAAATTGTAGATTGTATTACCCATTATAAAATAGGATGGTTTAGAAATGAAGATGGAGGATGGGATAACGATGAACATCACCCACAACAATGTAATACAATCCCTTTGCAACAAGCTGCTACTGATATTTTAGGTTTAGAATATAAAGAACTTAATTATGGAGTTAATTTTTCTAAGAAAAAACGTCCTTTCCCTGATAGATATGTAGTAATAGGTCCTCAATCTACATCTGGATGTAAGGAATGGCCTAGAAAAAATTGGATTATTCTTACTAAATTACTTAATCAAGCAGGATACCAGGTAGTAGCTTTAACTAAAGACCAATCAGATTTACCTAATGTTATAAATTCATGGAATCAACCCTTTGATGAAATTGCTAATTATTTACTTCATGCCGACTTGTTTATAGGCTTAGGTTCAGGATTATCATGGTTTAATTGGGCTTTAGATAAACATACTATAATGATAAATGGGTTTGCTGAAAAGGGACACGAATTTAGTACAAAAGTTACAAGAGTAGCTAATGATAGTGCTTGTTTTCCATGCTGGACTAATCCAAATTTTACCTTTGATGCTGGGGATTGGGATTGGTGTCCTATTTGGAAAGGAACTGATAAACAATTTATCTGTCAAAAATCAATTACTCCCCACCAAGTATTTAAAACTATAAAACAAAAATTAACTAATAAAAAATAATATAATATTTATAAACATGGAAAAAATGTTATTAGAAAAACAAGAGCTAGATACTATTAAAGAATTTCAACAAACAGAAATAAATTTAGTAGATCAGTTAGGTCGTATTGAATTCCAAATTCAATCTTTGAATATAGAAAAAGATAAAGTAAGACAAGAAATGATCCAATTCCAAATTAAAAGTAGTGAATTTGGTCAAAATCTTCAACAAAAATATGGAGATGGAGATATTAATATAGAAACAGGAGAGTTTACTAAAATAGATTAATTTTTGATTCTCTCTTGAATATTTATAACAAAATAATAACCTTATTACAATGGCAGAAACATTAGTATCACCCGGTGTATTAGCAAGAGAGAATGATCAATCATTTATTTCGCAGCAACCAGTTCAAGTAGGCGCTGCTATCGTAGGTCCTACAGTTAAAGGTCCTGTGGAAATTCCTACTGTTGTTACAACCTATAGTGATTATCAAAACAGATTTGGAACAACCTTTGAAAGTGGTAGTTTAGACTACACTTTCTTTACTTCAATTGCAGCTTATAACTATTTTAATAATGGAGGTAACACTTTATTAGTAACTAGAGTAGTAAATTCCCCCTCAGACTGGGTTTATGCTTCAGCTAGCATTACAGCAATATCAGCATCAGCAACATCATTTGAATTAGAAGCAATTGATAAAGGTGTTATTTGGAATAATACAGGTTCAGTACTTTCTCAAAATGCAATGGCATCAGGTTCTTCTGATAATGTACGATGGGAAGTTAATACAGTAAATACTTCCTCAGGAACTTTTTCATTACTTATTAGACGAGGTACAGATACCCAAAACAATAAATCAATATTAGAATCTTGGACTAATTTATCGTTAGATCCAACTCAAGATAACTTTATCTCTAGAGTAATTGGTGATGAAAAAGCTAACTATATTTCAGGAGATAATTACTTGCAAATATCTGGATCATATCCAAATGCTTCTAGGTATGTAAGAGTCAAATCAGTAAATTTAACAACCCCAAGTTATTTAGATAATGCTGGAAACGCACGAGATATATATACGGGATCACTTCCATTAGTAGGATCGGGTTCGTACAATGGTTCATTTGCTGGAGGTGTAGGTAATATAATTCCTACGGGTAGAACAATGAATATGTATCAAGATATTAATGCTACAGATTCACAAGGTTTAGTAGGAAGTGATTATACTACTATGTTAAATTTATTATCTAACCAAGATGATTACCAATTTAACTCATTATTCCTTCCAGGTTTAACTAATGCTGACCATACAGCTCAGATTACTACAGCTATCAATAATACTCAAACTAGAGGTGATAGTATTTTAGTGATTGATCCTGATGGGTACTCTACTAGTATTACAGAAACTGTAAATCAAGCATCTTCAAGAAATAGTTCATATGCAGCTATGTATTGGCCTTGGTTACAAACAATAGATCCTGATTTAGGAACTAGAGCATGGGTCCCAGCCTCAACTATGATCGCAGGAGTTTATGCATTTAACGACAGTGTAAGCGAGCCATGGTTTGCCCCAGCGGGTATTAATAGAGGAGGATTAACTAACGTAGTTCGCGCTGAAAGACAATTAACAGCTACTAATAGAGATACTTTATATGAACAAAATGTTAACCCAATTGCTACTTTCCCTGGAACAGGAGTTGTAGTATATGGACAAAAAACACTACAAAAACAAGCTAGTGCTTTAGATAGAGTAAATGTTAGAAGATTATTGATTTCACTTAAATCTTATATTGGACAAGTTGCTCAAACATTAGTATTTGAACAAAATACAGCAGCTACAAGAAATAATTTCTTAGCAGCAGTAAACCCATACTTAGAAAGTGTACAACAGAGACAAGGTTTATACGCGTTCAAAGTAGTAATGGATGATAGTAATAACACACCAGATGTAATTGATAGAAATCAATTAATTGGTGCTATTTACTTACAACCAACCAAAACAGCTGAGTTTATAATTTTAGACTTTAATGTATTACCAACAGGGGCTACTTTCCCAGTATAAAGGTTTAAAGAACGAATATTTATAATAGAATAAAATAGATAACAATGGCAGTATTAGATCCGAACGAAATATTTTTCACAGCGTTTGAGCCAAAACAAGCGAATAGATTCATCATGTATATTGATGGGTTTCCAGCTTACACAATTAAAGGTGTAGGTGCTGTAACATTAAGTCAAGGTACAGTGGCTTTAAACCATATTAACGTTCAACGTTTCGTTAAAGGTAAATCAACATGGGGCCCTATCCAGTTTACACTATTTGATCCAATTACACCTTCAGGTGCTCAAGCAGTAATGGAATGGGTAAGACTACACCACGAATCAGTAACTGGTAGAGATGGTTATTCAGATTTCTACAAGAAAGATTTGACATTTAACGTATTAGGTCCTGTAGGTGATGTAGTATCAGAATGGATTATCAAAGGTGCTTTAATTACTGAAGCTGGCTTTGGTGAATACGGTTGGGATACAGAAAATACTGCTATCAATTTAACGATGACAGTACAACCCGATTACTGTATCTTAAACTTCTAAAAAAAAAGTAAATACTTTTAAAGAGAGCTTGGCTTACGTCAAGCTCTTTTTTATATTAAATATGTATACACGATAAACGTTATAAATAAAAATATGAGTTTTAACTTACCAACAGAAACAATCGAGTTACCTTCAAAAGGTTTATTATATCCTGAAGGTCATCCACTATCAAATGGTACTATTGAAATTAAGTACATGACTGCTAAGGAAGAAGATATTCTTACCAACCAAAATTATATTCAAAACGGAACCGTATTAGACAAATTATTAAAGTCCCTAATTGTAACTAAATTTGATTATAATGATTTAATTATTGGTGATAAAAATGCTGTAATGATTGCTGCTCGTATCCTAGGATATGGAGCAGAATATAAATTTACTTATAATGGGGTAGAAGAAACTGTTGATTTATCTCAAATTGATAATAAACCTTTAGATGAATCTTTATATACTAAAGGACAAAATGAATTTACATTTACACTCCCAGCTTCAAATAACGAAATTACTTTTAAATTTTTAACTCATGGTGATGA